GAGCAACAAAAAATTGAACACATCTATTGGTTGGCTTGGAAAGCAATGCAGGTAAATGGAGTTGTTGTTAAACTTTTTGGCCCTGAATTCTTAGATACTATCGTTAGCGCCGAATTGGACAGTGATAGTTCTTTCGAATCCACCGCAACAGTTTAACTTATACGATTGCAGCCGTTGCGGTTGAAACTGGTATTCCCATCAGTGATTTGTTAGATGCTCCCGAAGGAATCCTTGAAGCAATCACGATCTATATGAAGGAACGAGCTAAAGCCAATGGCTGATGAAGTAATTGTTCTTACAGGTATCAAGGAAACTTTGGATGCTCTTAAAGAGTTTGATAAAGATGCGGTTAAACGCTTCAATAAAGTTATCAATAACGAATTAAGAGGCGCAGAGCGCGATGCAAAAGGTTTAATCAGTGAGGACCCACCGATGAGTGGCTGGCGTAAGGCAGATGCTGCCAAAGGCCGCACTCGCGGTGGCGCTGGTTGGCCTGGATGGAACGCTGGAGAAATCAAATCAAAGATTACTAAGACAAAAGCCCAGGGTAAAGTTCGTGGTGATTACACAACAAGTGCTGGTGCTTTGCTTAACAAATCTGCAGCGGGTTCAATTTTTGAAGTTGCAGGTCGCAAAACTCAGGCAGGATTTGGCGGGGGTTCAAGTGCGCAATTCCTGCGAACAATTGGCAACAGATTTGGTAAGGCTTCGCGTGTAGTATGGCGCGTTGTAGATAAAGACAGAGCAAGAATTGAAGAAAATGTAGCGCGTGCGCTTGAACAAGCAAAAGCCGATCTACAAAAGATATTAACAAACTTGGTAAAAACATTGATGGATTTGCCAAGAAATCTGCAAAAGCATTTGGAGTTGCTGCCCTTGCAAGCGCAGCCTTTGCGGTTAAAATTGGCAAGGATGCAGTTCAAGCTGCAATGGAAGATCAAAAGAGCCAAGCACTTCTTGCTAATTCTTTGCGCAATACTGTTGGTGCAACCGATAATGCAATTGCTGGTGTAGAACGCCACATTACGGCTTTACAAAAGCAATTCTCTGTTGCAGATGATGAACTTCGCCCTGCATTTGGCAGATTAGCGGCAGCATTTAATTCAACTACGATAGCACAAGAGGCAATGCAAGTTGCGCTGAATGTAAGCGCCTTTGCAAGTGTTGATTTGGCAACCGCATCTGAAGCAATAATCAAAGCAAGTCAGGGCCAATATAAAGCTATTACAAAACTTGTACCTGGTATTGGTGCTGCAACATTAGCAACAAAAGACTTTGGCAAGATAACAGATAAGGTTTCAAAACTAACAGGCGGTGCTGCTGCTACTCGCGCAGAAACTCTTGAAGGCAAAATGATGGGGCTAAAGATTGCATTTGGCGAAGTCATGGAAACTTTAGGTTATGCCCTTTTGCCAGTTATGGAAAAGTTTGCAACATTAGTAACAACACAATTGTTACCTAAGATTGAAGCATTTGTTGCACTCAACAAAGACAAGTTGGCAGCAGGTTTTCAGATTGCTGCTGAAATGGCTTTCAAACTATTAACTGTTGCAATTGCCTTTTCTGACTGGTGTGCAAACAACATGGGAATCGTTAAAGGTATGGCGGCGCTTATCGTTGGAATGTTTGCAGTAGGTCGCATTGCTGCATTTGTAACTGCAATTGGAACAATTACAACCGCGATGGCATTGTTGCGAACAACAACAATCGGCGCGGCTATCGCAACAGCATTTGCAACATCAGGTGTGAGCATTGCTTTAGGTGCAGCGGCTCTTGCTACAGTAGGACTTGGCGCATACACGCTTAACAATATGATGAAGCCTGGAGCAGTTGCTGGCAAAAAAGGCATCAGCCCCCGTGGTAATTCAAACAATCGCGACTTTAGTGTTGACCCATACACACCGCCTGTTGTGAAAGGCCTTAATGATTTCACTACTGGCTTGAATAAAGCAACCAAAGCAACAAAAGATTCTAAGAAATTGCAAGATGCAATTACCGCTGAAGCGGTACGCCAAAACCTTGCGCGCCAAAAGTCACTTTCAGGTTCAACCGCACTTGCCGTTGGTCAAGGTCGCAAGTTGTATATGCCACAAAGCGGCGTAAATGTGATTGTTAACAATGGTGGTTCAGTAATTAGCAATGAAGATTTAGTAACATCTATTGTGAACGGCATTGAAAGAACAACTCGCCGTAGCTTTGGAACCGTTGGAGCGTTTGATAGATAATGGCAGCCTTTGACGGAGTAACCACACCTGCGGTTGCAGTTCAATTTCTTAAAAGTGGAACTTGGACTTCAGTAACAACAACAGATGTAATTCAAATCAATATTCGCCGTGGTCGAACACGCCAAAATGAACGCGATCAGGCAGGTATTTCAGTTGTTGTTTTCAACAACACAAGCGGTTATTACGACCCTGATAACACCAGCGTTTCAAACCCGTGGGTAGTTTCAGGTACTAACATCTTGCGCGATGGCTTGCAAATGCGCATTGTGGCAACAATCAATAGCACTGCATATTACCTTTATTATGGGTTTCTTGAAGAAACTAAAGTTAACCAGGGTGAAGCACCTAGCGCCACAATGACCTTTGTTGATGGTATTGCCTACATTGCCGATGCCCAGGCACCAGCACTGGCCGCTGCAGCAAATGCCGAAACCGCAGCCACACGCGTTGGCAGAATGTTGACACTTGCATTATGGGGCGGCTCATCTAGCCTTACTGGAACTGTTGGGATGTTGCCAACTGTTCAAGGTCGTTCTTGTATGGAATTGATTTATCAGGCAGTTGATGCAATTGCTGGCCGTTTCTATATATCACGCTCAGGTGTTGCAACATTGGTGCCATTGGCCGATAAATTCAGCCGTCCAACCCAGTTGCTTTTTACTGATAATCAGGCAAGCAACACAGTGCCTTATGCTCAACTTTTTACTAACCCTGGCACTTATTTTGTTGTGAACCAGGCAGTTATTGCCCGTGGTGACTACAACCAATACACATCTTTATACACACCAAGTTCAAACGCTTATGGAATTGCTAAAACCGTTATTGATGCACCTGTTGCAACTGATAACAATGCTCAAAATCTAGCTTTGTATGAGTCACGCAAACTAGCAACACCATTAACTTATGTTGAGCGCATTGATTTTAATGCTTTGGCGGTTGGAACTTATGGGTCGCTTTACCCTGACTTTCTATCAACAGAATTGGCCGATCAGGTGAGCGTTATACGCACAACTTATGATAACCGCACTATTCAATGGAACCTTGTAGTTGAAGGAATGGCTCACACCATTACCCAAAACAATTGGCTTGTGTCTTACACAACTTCAGCCATTAACCCGTATTCAATTACAATCTAGGGGGTAACAGATGCCATTGTGTCCACAAATTACCAATACCCCTATTACAGTTTCACTTACAGGTGATTTTACTGTTACCAGCGTTCTACCTACTGGCAAAAATAAAACTTATTACCAAACAACTGCGCCAACAGGCGGGATGCTTGAAGGCGATCTTTGGGTTGATACAGATGATAAAAATAAAATGTATCGCTACACATCAGGTGCTTGGGTTTCAGTTCAAGATGGAACTATTGCCGATGCTGCCGATGCTGCTGCAGCAGCAAGTGCATCTGCTACTGCTGCTGCTGCCGCTGCTGCTACCGCACAAGCGGATGCTGTCATTGCACTTGCTGAAGCAACATTAGCTTATAACGAAGCAATTGGTTCATTACAACCAAGCGCAGACACAATTGTTAATGCAAGCAATCAAATTACTGCCATCAACGGCACTGGCATTACTATTTATTCAGGTTCATCTGCAAGTAGCGGAGCGCGTGTAGTTCTTAATTCACTTGGTCTTGCTGCCTACGGTCCAGGAAGTTCGGTTAATGTAACAGGTGCAAGCGGAAATGGCACAACTGTTACATACACTGCAAGTGGGCATAGTTTTGCAGTGGGAAGAAATATTACAGTCAGTGGTCTAGCGCCAAATGGTTACAATGGTTCATTTGTCATTACTGCAGTTGTTGCTGGTTCAACATTTACCGTAGCCAACACAACAACTGGTGGGCTTACAGACTCAAATGGTGTTGCCGAAGGTGCATCATTGGCGATCAGTTCAACTACAGGAAATGCAGTTTTTTCAGGTAGCGTTACAGGTTCAAGCATTATTGGTGGAACTCTTAACATTGCTGGAAATGCCATTATTGATTCTGCTGGACTTTTAACTGCAACAGGTGCCACAATTCAAGGAACAATTAACGCAGGTGCAGGTTACTTTGGCAGCCTTTCTAATGGTTGGTCAATCAACTCAACAGGTTTAGTCGGAGTTGGAACTGGAACAATTGTTACAAGCACTGGTGTCAACGCAATTGTTTTGAGTAGTACGGACAACGCAATTGGAATTAAAAGCGGTGGTTCTTACGCTGGTTGGATTGGAAGCATTGGCAGCGGTGCAATTTTAATACACTACGGAACAAGTCCAAGCAGCGTAGCTTACCCACGCGCTGCAATGAGTTCAACGGCTGCAACATTGTCAGGAACTGCAAGTTCGGGATATTCTGCAAATACTGATGGCTCAAACACAATTGCTGGCACTACTAGATTTTTTAATAGTATTCAGGTAGATCAAAGCATTACTGCAGGTTCAGCGGGTTCATTGTTTGAATTTTTATCATCAAGTGGCAATGTGCGCGTTTCACAAACTTACGCCCAAGCCGTATCAGGTCGAGCAATGCAAATTTCAAGCGCTGGTTTGTATGGAACGACAGCATCCACCCGCCGCAAGAAGCATGACATTTCTTCTTACACAATTGACTCAGCAGCTTTGCTTAATCTTGATGTTAAAACTTTCAAATACATACCTGAAATTGATGCAGCCCAAGATGTGCAATATGGCTTTATTGCTGAAGAAGCACAAGAACTTGGCCTAGATGAGTTGATTCAATACGATTCAACAGGCGTTCCTGACTATTTTGCATACGAAAAGTTGCCAATTTTCTTGTTGCAACTAATCAAGGAACTCAAAGCCGAAATAGACAAACTCAAGGGGGAATAATGGAACAAGAAGTTGACATTCAAGAAGTCTTAAAGAATATGCGCGAAACTATCGGCGTACTCGCCCAGGAAAATGCAGTTCTAAAGGCACAAATCACATCACTTAATTCATAACGGGAGAACCGCGCAAATGACACCAGCAAACTGGGCAGGCTTAATTGTTTCTATCATTGCAATCATAAGTGGATTTGCAGGGGCAGTTCGATGGCTTGTAAAGCATTACCTCAACGAACTCAAGCCCAACGGTGGCAGTTCAATGCGCGATTCAATTAACAGACTTGAAGCCCAAATGGAACTTGTCCTTGAGTTGGTCAAATCTAAGTGAAGTTAGCAAAGAAGGCAACACCAGCGGCAATGGCAGTGCTACGCCAAGCCACCGCCCTAAAGCCATTGCGCAAAAAGGCATCTGACGGCTTACTGCCATCTGCAGCCCATCTGAAGCAAAATCCAAAGTCAGATCACAATACTGGCCTAGCCGTGGACCTAACCCACGACCCTAAGAATGGTATTGATTGCGCTGATATATTTGAAAAGCTAAAAGAGGATAAGCGCGTTTCCTATTTAATTTTCAACCACCGCATTTGGCTTTTTGGGCAAGGCGAAAAAAAGTATTCAGGTTCAAATTCACACGAAAAGCATCTACACATTTCCATTAAAGATGAATATGCCAAGGATGATTCGGCTTGGTTTGCTTGGTTAGACAAGCCTAAGAAAACCCCTAAAACGGTTGCAAAAGTAGCAATTTCTAAAGTTCAAAAACCAAAAAAGAAGCCAGCCAAGACAAGCAACGATAAATTGCGCAATAAGTCCTTGCTGACATTACTGTTCAAGAAAGGCAAAAAATGAATAAGTTAAAGAAGAAACTACAGAGCAAAGAGTTTAAGGCCGCCCTCAAGTCTTATTTGCGAGCAGTATTAGCATCAGCAGCAGCAATGGGTATTGCATTGCTCACAGATATTGCGCCTGAATATGCTATTCTTATTGGTGGGCTTACCGCTCCAATCGTAAAATGGGCAGATAAAACTGAAGAAGATTTTGGCCGTAAGTTTGATCAGGCTGCAAAGTAAGTAAGTAGTAATCCACTTTTAATTTTTGGAGTAATTAAATGGCAGGTGCGTACAATTTCACAATCGAGCAAGGCGCAACTTTCAATCTCTTAATGACTTGGAGAATTGATAATGTAGCAGTGAACCTTACGGGGTACACTGCCCGCCTTCAGGCACGCATTGATGTTGATGAAACTGACACAATCCTGTCACTTACAACAGGTGCTGGCATAACACTTGGCGGTGCCGCTGGCACTATCACCCTAGATCAGACTGCAACCCAAACTGCCCTGTTACCAAAGGGTGAATATGTTTATGACTTAGAGCTACAATCAAGCGGTGGCGTTGTCACCCGCTTGCTACAAGGTGAACTTAACATTTCTGCAGAGGTGACTCGATAATGGCCACAAGCGTTGTAACAATTAACACTGAAGATATTGATGTTGTTATCTCTAATGCACAAGGTCCACAAGGTCCAGGTGGTGCTACAGGTCCAACTGGCCCTGCAGGTGCAACTGGTGCTACGGGTGCAACAGGTATTGGCGCAACAGGTGCAACAGGTGCTACAGGTGCAACTGGACCGCAAGGTGTAGTTGGTGCAACTGGCGCAACAGGTCCAATCGGTGCAACAGGTTCAATTGGTGTTACTGGTCCAGTCGGTGCGACAGGTCCACAAGGTATTCAGGGAATCCAGGGTGAGATCGGTGTAACTGGTCCAATTGGCGCAACTGGTCCACAAGGAATTCAAGGCGTAGTTGGCGCAACAGGTTCAACTGGCATTACTGGCCCACAAGGTATTCAAGGTGATGTTGGTGCAACTGGCCCAGTTGGTGCAACAGGTTCACAAGGAATTGCTGGCGTAACAGGGCCAACTGGTCCGATTGGAGCAACAGGGCCAACAGGCGCTGATTCAACAGTGCCAGGGCCAACTGGTGCAACGGGTTCAATCGGTGCAACAGGGGCAACTGGCCCTATCGGTGCCACTGGCGTTGCTGGTCCAACTGGTGCAACAGGTGCAAGCGGGCCTGCAGGTGCCAATGGTGGTTCAGCAACCATCTTTAATTATGCAGCAGATACATCATCTACAACAGGCCGACCAGGTGCAGGTGATATTCGTTGGGGTAATGCAACACAGATTAACTCAACTCGAATCAACATAGATCACATTGACGATAACGGCGATGATATTGATTTCTTGCTTGCATTACTTAAAGCAAATGATTTTATTATTATTCAAGACCGAGATGTTAACAATAACTTTCAAAAGTTCTTAGTCACAGGTGCGCCAGTATTGCAAACTGGTTATGTAGAACTGCCAGTTGTCATTGATTCATCAGGTGGCACTGGAACAACTAACTTTTCAAACTTTCAATTACTCGCACTCGTTACAATCGCAGTTGGCCTTACAGGTGCAACTGGAGCAACAGGCCCCGCAGGTGCCACTGGCCCAATCGGAGCCACGGGCGATACAGGGCCAACTGGTCCGATAGGTGCCACTGGCGCATCAGGTGCCGCTTCAACTGTTCCTGGACCAACAGGTGCAACTGGCGTGATCGGTGCAACTGGACCTACTGGCCCGCAAGGTGTTGCTGGCCTAGATGGTGCAACAGGTGCAACTGGACCTGCAGGAACTGCGGGCGCAACTGGTGCTACTGGTCCTCAAGGTATTCAAGGCGTTGTAGGTGCAACTGGACCTGCAGGTGCCACAGGTGCAACTGGACCGCAAGGAATTCAAGGCATCCAGGGAGATGTTGGCGTTACTGGACCAATCGGTGCAACTGGACCTGTTGGTGCAACTGGACCGCAGGGAGTAACTGGAGATGACCTGCGGGTGCAACGGGTGCTACTGGTCCTTCAGCTTTAACCACAAAGGGCGATCTTGCTACCTTCTCAACAGTCGTAACACGCTTAGCGGTGGGTGCAGATAACGAAATAATTGTTGCAGATTCAACTCAAGCAACTGGATTGCGTTACACCTCAACAATTGCCGATGCAACAACTGCAACTGCAGCACGCGGCATTGGTTATATGGGAATTCCGCAAAGCGCAGCGGCAACAACTGGTTCTTACACAATCGTTGCTGCCGATGCTGGTGAGCATATTTACACAACTGCAACACGCACTGTTACCATCCCTGCAAACTCATCTGTTGCTTTCCCAGTCGGTACTGCGATCACATTCATTGCAGCAACTGGTGCAACTGTTACGATTGCAATTACAACGGATACCTTGCTTTTAGCAGGGGCTGGAACAACTGGTTCACGCACATTGGCACCATTTGGTATGGCAACTTGCGTGAAGATAACATCTACATCTTGGATTATTAGCGGAAATGGCCTTACTTGATGGCTGGTATTCAACTTGGGTTGATTGGGTCATATGTGCCTGCAGTAAGTGGCTCATTTGAGTCTATTGCTACAAGCACACCTTCAGGTGGAACCACATCAATTACATTTTCAAGCATCCCACAAACTTTTAAGTCATTGCAAGTTCGCAGCATTGTAAGAGATACATCTACTGGCGGTTATGATGCAATTCCAGTAAATATCAGACCAAATAACGATGCTACTTCAATTTATGCAATTCACAGTTTAAGAGGCGATGGCACCACAGTTACTGCAGATGGTTATACAGGGCAACCTCAAGGTTTGCCGTGGGCCGCCGCAATTCGTTCAGGTTCTAGCAACACAACTACATACGGTGTAATGATTCTTGATATTATTGATTACACATCAACTTCTAAATATAAAACTTTAAGAATGATTAGCGGTGGCAATGTGAATGGAACTGGCTCGGTAATTTCTTTAGATTCAGCATTGTGGCAATCAACATCTGCAATTACTTCCTTGACAATCAGAGCAGATTCTACCGCGTTTGCATCAGGAACTACCATTTCACTATACGGAATAAAGGGAGCCTAAATGCCAGCGGGTCCAACATACGAGCCAATTGCAACTACTACTTTGGGCAGTAACGCTGCAACAATAACTTTTAGCTCTATTGCTGCAACATATACTGATTTACGAGTTGTGTTAGTTGGTAGAGATGACAGAGCATCAACTGGTAATGATACTGTTTTTTTACGATTTAATTCTGACACCGCCACTAATTACTCATACACTCGACTTTTGGGCGATGGAGCAAACGCATCTAGTGCTGCTGGAACTTCGCTAACAAGCAATGTTGCTGGTTTTATTCCTAGAAATAACAACACTTCAGGGATTTTTGGACTTGTTACTGTTGATATATTTTCTTACGCGGGTTCAACAAACAAAACATATTTATCAACAACATCAGCCGATCTTAACGGTTCAGGCGATGTTGTAAGAATTGTTGGTTTATGGCGCAACACATCTGCTATTACTTCAATTACATTTAGTTTAGGTTCAACATTTCAGTATTTAACAGGCACAATCGCCACTTTGTATGGGATAAAAAATGCCTAGTACCTACACACTTATCTCTAGCAATGTCCTTGCATCAGATATAACCAGCGTTACTTTTAGTTCAATACCTTCAACATACACAGATTTAGTAATTAAGTATTCAGCAAGAACCGATGGCGGTAGCGCAGTTGGAGATACTTGTAACATTACTTTTAATTCCGATACTGGAACTAATTACTCAAGAGTAACTATGCGAAGTAATGGTTCCGCTGGAACTTCGCATATTGCAGCAAATACCAGTAGTGTAAATTTTCATACAAATGTTAATGGCAGTGGTGGAACATCAAATACATTTGCAAGTGTAGAGATATATGTTCCAAATTACACTCTTACCTCAGCAAGACCAATTGGTGTTTTCAATGTGCAAGAAGGTAACACCGCTACATTAGCCGCTGTATATGCAGGTGCTTCGCTGTACCGAGGAAGTTCGGGAATATCATCAATTACTTGGGATGCTCCAGGAAGTCTATTTTTAACAAATTCATCATTCTATCTATACGGCATAAAAAACAGTTAAGGGAGCAAAATGACAATAGCAATTGAAGTAAATTGTGAAACAGGGGAAGTCACTGAACGCCCATTGACCCCTGAAGAAATCGCAGCCAATGAAGCCGCCTTCGCCCAGGCAGAGGCAGATCGCGCCACCGCCGAAGCACAAGCCCAGGCAAAGGCTGAACTCAAGGCCAGTGCAAAGGCAAAGCTAGTGGCGGGGCAACCGCTAACTGCCGAAGAAGCCGATACACTCGTTCTTTAATACTTAGATTCGGGGGAATCAATTGCGTTTTCATATTGTGGCACTGCCACACACACAGGTAACAAAAGATTTTGCAGGATGCGCATTTACTGAAAAGGTGCGCCGCTTTTGTATAATGATGAGCGATCTAGGCCACGAAGTTTTCTTGTATGCAGGCGAAACCGTTGAGGCACCTGTAACCGAGCTGATTACTTGCGTTGCAGATTCAAAGCGTGCAGAGGCGGTTGCAACCGTTCCCCACTACACCCAGTTCCCATTTAATGGGCCTTTGTGGGATGAATTCAACACCAACGCCATTACCGAGATTGGCAAGCGCATTGAAAAGCAAGATTTCATTTGCTTGATCGGCGGCAGCGCACAAAAGCCAATTGCCGATGCCTTTCCTGCCCATATGTCGGTGGAGTTTGGCGTTGGCTACGGCGGTGTGTTTGCCAAGTATCGGGTGTTTGAGTCCTACGCCTGGATGCACTCAATCTATGCAGGGTGGAAAAACCCAACAACGGCTGATGGCCAGTTCTACGATGCAGTGATTCCTGGCTATTTAGAACCTGAAATGTTCCCATTGGGCGATGGTTTAGGTGATGAAAATGGCGAGTATTACCTGTTTATTGGTCGCTTGATTGATCGCAAGGGATACCGCATTGCCCAAGAAGTCTGCCAGCGACTCGGCAAACGGCTGATACTGGCAGGGCCTGGTGAGCAGTCAGGCTACGGTGAATTTGTTGGCAGCGTTGGCCCTGCCGAACGCGCAAAGCTAATGGGCGGTGCCACCGCCACCTTTGCCCCAACTCTTTATGTTGAACCCTTTGGAAATGTCGTAATTGAATCTCAGGCTTGCGGAACCCCAACAATCACAACTGATTGGGGCGCATTTACAGAAAACAACCCCGATGGAATCTCAGGCTTCAGGTGTCGAACCTTGCAGGAATTCGTGCAGGCAGCCGAAGGGGTCAAATACCTAGATCGCGCCAAGATTAGAAACCGCGCCGTTTCGCTCTACAATCTTGATACTATCGGCCTTCAATATGAGGCCTATTTTAAGCGCCTTTTAACCCTTTGGGGCGATGGCTGGTATGAGATGGGGGAAAATGAATAGAGGCGAAGTTTTAGATGAGGCCAAACGCCTTACTTATGGTGATCGCAATGTTTCCTACGATGAACCACGCATTAACCACAAGCGCATTGGCGTTTTGTTAGGAATTGTTTTAGAACGATATGTTGAAACTGCCCAACCTGGCGATGCCGTACCACCTGAAATTGCAGCTTTATGTATGGCAGCAATGAAACTTGCACGATTGTCAGCGATGCCAACACATTTAGATTCTGCAATTGATTTGGCGGCTTATGCCGCGATTTGTGCCGAACTTGCAACACATATAGATTAAGACTTAGGCGCGAAATCGCCCCCATAACGAAACCGCCACCTGCAGCCGTTCCTGCAAGTGGCGGTTTCGTGCGGTATTCCTTTAAGTAATAGATAACAACTTTGGTAACAGTTGAATGATTGGCTTTTGCCTTTTCTTTCACGGCTAACCAAAGTTCTTCATCAATCCGAATTGATCGCAGTGGAGTTATCACAACACCACGCACTCATTCATTGAACCCCAACACCAGCCAAGAAACTCGGCTTGGGCGCTATCGGTGCCAACCCACCAAAGGTTGCTGGCAACTTGCCAAATCAAGATAATGCCAACTGCAATTGCAATTGCTCGTACACGCTTGCCACGCTTTGTAATCATTAGATGTTCCCCAATTCGTCAATAAAGGCAATTCCAAGTGCAGAGTTCACAATTGCCCTGCGCAATGCTTGCTTCATCTCATCAAGATCGCCACACTCGCTTGCATTGTTTAAGTCACGGCTGATTTGGTACAAAGTATCGCCAGCATCAATAACTAAGTTTTTCATTGCACCCATTTATTTCCACCCCATTCTGATTTCGTAACATTCTAAACATTCGTGAAGTCGTGCAATTGCTTCAAACTTAATTCCGCATTTAATGCAGGTGCAGTTGTATGACATTAGTTTGACTCCCAACCTGAAACTTCACAAAGCATTTCTGAAATATCTAATGGGCAGGCATACTTAAAAACAGTTGGTGCATAAATTTCATTAAGAGTTTGTTGAACATCCTCATCACAATTTTCATAAATTTCTAATAAATCGTGAAGAAATGATTGATACTTGTTAATTGTTTCTTCCATTTGTGCAATTGCTTCAGCCTTTGTATAAGTCTGATCTGTTGAAATCCATTGTGCGTTCATTATGCACCTGCCTTTGCAATGTAAGCAAGAATTTCTGCAAATGATGGGTCAGCCATATCCGCTTGTGCTTCTTTTGCTATCTTGATGATTTGCTTTTTTGTTGATGAACCCCAACGGAATCCGTCATACCAATTGTTGATAAAATCTTGAATCTTCTTTGCAGATTCCATATCAATCTGCAAACCTTCAGCAATAATTTCTGTGTAAGTATTCATTATGCTATCCGTCCTATTGGGAGCCGTTCCCCCAATAAGAAAACCTTAGCACCTGTATATACAGACAAGCAACATTGACCCCCAAGACACATAACGATTTGATAACGGGATTTAGGCGTGTTAGGGTCGGCTCAAGGCGTGGAAACCCGAAGAAATTGGGGAATTGCTAGGGTTTTCACGCCTTACCCCTACACTTGGCCAATGACTACTGTAATTGCCTACCAGGGGCCTGATTTTGCCATTCTAGGGGCAGACAGTCAGATTACAGACGGGGATAGGCGCATCATCAGCCCTAGCACCCCCAAGATCGTCAAATTGGGCAAATACTTGCTGGCAGTTCGTGGCGATTGTCGGCCAGGGGATATTTTGGCTTACAACTGGAAACCACCGCTTTACGATGGCACCGACCCAGTTAAATTTATGGGCAAAAAGATGATTCCAAGCATCATTACCGCGTTCAAAGCTAATGGCTATGAATTTGATAAAGATGGCGCAAGTTTTGGGTTCCTGATTGCCTTCGGCGGCAATGTATTTGAAATTGGCGATTCACTCGACATTAGCCAAAGCGCCGATGGCCTTTACTCAATCGGCTCAGGCTCTGCCTACGCGCTTGGCGCATTGGCGGTGCAGGTGCCGAACATTGGTGAACCTGAAATCCTGAACGCTTTGGCAATTGCCGCCAAATACGACATTAACACCGCGCCACCTTTTCAGATCGAGGTTCAGCGAGTCTAGCGGGTTGCCCTGTTCAAAGGTGTGTAGTATGTGCGCACCTACTTTGAACGGAAAGGAAAACAAATGTTTTGGTTAGGCTTAGTTTGCGGATTCATTGGCATTATTTGCCTGTATTTAATCATTATTGCAGCTTTTGAAATCGGTGAAGGCCGATGAACTTTGAAAAGCAACCACGCGACCCGCTATTTTCACTTCATAACCATTCAGACGGACATATTGCGCTTTATCTTGAGGAACAAGATGCCGTGAAGGATTTGGTGCAGGATGTTGTGGGCGCGTATGAGTTAGATGATTTGGACTTATTGCGCCATTCGGCAGATCGTTCAGTTAAATCTGAAAACTACTTTGAACACCTTGATAATGCCCGCGACAATCTAGGCGAGAACGCGCCATTGCTTTGCAATATGAGCGAGCAAGAAGCGTTGATTTTGGCTGAAGATTTGATTCGAGCAGTTAAGTTTGCACGCATTGGGCGCGAGGCTCAAGGCACTTACCCAGCACTAAAGGTGGTTGAATAATTTAATGTCTAAAGCCAA